CCTGGAGGTTGTCGAGGTGGTGGAAGCCGGACTCGGTGCCGCAGGAGATGAGCAGACCCTTGGAGGCATTGCCCCAGGCGGCGAGGACGAGGTTGCGCCACCAGGTTGTTTTGCCGAATTTGCGCGGGGACAGCAGCATGTAGTAGGGGTAGCTGGCAAGATCACAGCTGATCTGATTCATTTTGAACGCCATAGGTTCACGCTCCTTTTGTGTTGGTGGTTAATTAAAACAGCTCATCTTCATCCCGCGAGGTGGGGGCGGTGAAGGGCGGGGTTTCCGGCTCTTTTTTGGCGGACTTTTCCATATCGGCAACCGATTCATCCTTCGTAGGGGTGTAGATCAGGTCAACAAACTCGGAATTCTTGAGGCCGAGGTCGATCGGGCCATCCTTGAAATCATTGCGGGGCATGGGGCGCATGAGGCGAAGTTCCTGAACACGGTTGCCGTAGATGGAGCCGCGGGGACGGAAATCATTGAGGGTGGCATTGCCGGCCTTGATGGAACGCAGCTGGAAGGGAGTGAGGCAGGATTCATCGAACGGCTTTTCTTCAGCACCGTTGACAACACGGCCTTCCCACATCATGCAGAACATCGTTTTGGCTTTGGTATCCAGCTCGCCCATGCGGTACTCATAGGTGGACTTTTCACCGGGGTCATCCATGTTGTAGACGGCAGTATTGAAGATCATCTGGAGGGGCAGGTATTTATCGCCTTCGTCCTTATTGATGTAGGATTCAACATAGCCGTTGACGTAAATCTTGCCGGTTTCCTTGAGGTCGGCTTTGTCGATACAATCCTTGTTGAAGATGAAGGGAACCATGATGGCCAGCTTGGGCTTTTCGACCGGTTCGCCGTCTTTATCGAGCAGGGGTTTCCAAACGGAATCAATGTTGAAGTTGCGGCGCAGGATGCCTTTGGAATCGTAACGGAGGACCATGCGGCCATTGACGGTGATGCGGCCGGTGTAGTTCTTGAGAGCTTCAGACAGGTACTCGGCCAGGTCATAGCCGGTGATGAAGGTTTTGGTTTCATCCGAGCCAATGTTGGTGCGGTAGGTGCGGTAGGGGGCAACCTTGGAAATAACATCGGAATCAAGGCGGTCAGACCAGCGGATATCAATGGGGTTATTATCCCGGTCGTAAGTTTTGATGACATCGCCGGAACGAGAAGTATCCAGCAGGGAGACGAACTGAACGCTGCTGCCGACCTTGACACCAAAGCTGAGCTGGAGGCGGGTATCAGACATGCCGCCGTAAGTAGCCGGGGTGGAGGTAAGCAGATCATTTTTGGTGGAAGGAGTAAAATCACCAACAAAGTTGAAGGTGATGGTGTTGTTTTTTTTAGGCATAGAGGACTCCTTAATATGGCATATTTACGAAAACTTGTAATTAGAAAAGAAAAAATAAAAAGGCGGGGTTAATCAGCCGTCAAAATCAAGGTCAGAATCGTCATCGTCGTCTTTTTCATCGCTCTTGTCGTCCTCGAAGTCATAGGATTCATCGTCCTGGGAGGCGGCACAATCACCGGAGCAGTTAGAGCAATCGCCGGAACATGCTTCATCGCAGGGGAAGAAGGCATCATCGACGGTGAGATGGGGGCTAATGGCACAGACGGATTCAATGGCGTTGGCAACCGTATCGGCACAGGAATCACAGACGGTGAGGTCAAAGATATCGCCGTCATTTTCTGAACCATAGCCGAAGCGGTAGTTCATGCGCATACCGTAACTTTTGAAATCAGGAAAAATCTTTTTGCAGACATTGCAGATAAACATGTAAGAACACCCCCGTTAAGATAAGTGAAAAAATGATTGCGGTGGTTGACGAAAAAACGGGGGCGGGGAGCGCGGTAGGATGAACGTGGCGGACACCTCCTGACAAATCATTTCAAAGCGAGAAGGGCGGTATGCAGGGCGAAGAGTTCTTCCGCTGTGGAGGCCACAATGCGAACCGATGCGGAATAATCCAGGCTCATAAGGGAGAGCAGGCTTTTGGCATTGGCTTGGTTGCCGTTGCGGTCGATGACAACGACCTGGCCGCACTCTTTGGAGACCTGGTTAAGACGCTGGCACTCGGCAAAGCTGCGGATGCGAGCGGTGAATTCGTGTGCTGTGCCCATCACGCAGCATCCTGTTTGGTGTTTTTGTGGGCGATGAAGCCGGGGATGGGTTCACCCATAGCTTTGCAGGCGGCGACACACTTGCCGATCCATTCATTGAAGGGGTCGTGATCGAAAGGCTTGGCGAAACCTTTGGAAGCGGATTTACCGTCAAAGCTGGAGGTATAAATAGCACAGCATACGGTATTGCCGGAACGCTGGAAGATCATATCGCCGCCATGTTCCGTGACGCGGGAGGACAGTTCAACAACCTTTTTGCGGGCTGCTGCGATTTCATCATCAGTCCAGGTGATGGAGGCGGGATCATTGGTGGCCTTGGTGATAGCGGCATAGGACTTGAAAGCCAGCTCGACAGCTTTGTGAACGATACGGTGAGCTTCGGCCTTATCGTCCAGGGAGACTTCGATCTCGATGGTGACGGTATCCGGCTCTTCGTCATCGTCTTCCGGGACGGGCTTGGTGGATTCGACCAGCTTGATTTCATCTTCCCACAAAACAAAACCGGAACGCTTGCCGCTTTTGCCCTGGTAAGAATAGGCATAAACAGTTTTGCCGTCGGAACGGGTGCGAGGTTTGGATTCGGCTTCAATGATGGTATAGGTATCGCCGGGCTTGACACCACGGATATCTTTATCCAAGCCAAAAGCCTTGTACAGATCACCAAAAATTTCGCTGTCCTTGACATCATCGGGGATGGGGGCAACATAAGGTTTGATGACGGTGACACGATCACCAAGACGGAACTTAGGTTTCATAATTCATTCTCCTTTGAAGATGGTAAAATTATTAAGATCAACAGCGCCGGAGCCAAATGGTGGTTCCGAAAACACTTTTGAACCGATAGGAGGGGTAAGGCGGTTCTGCCCGGACAAGGGAGCTATCTGCATACCACCGATTCGACCACAAACCGTACAGTAACGGAGCGGATAATAAAGCAATGTTGTTTTGCCGGTAATTTGATTGGTATAGCAATGAACATACCAGGCTTCTGTGTAAATGTGCTTATGCCGGGAGCGAGGACGACCGGTGGATTTGCCAGGTTTGCGGTGAGGTGTAGGTTCATCAAATTCAGATTCCATGACGGTGGTTGGGGTGATTGTGTGCGGGTTAGGTTTGGAAGTGTTCATGATCTAGTCCTCCTTATCATGGAGATGAGCGCGGACACCGATGGCGGCATCAACAAGGAAGCCGGCAGCAAAAGCAAGCAGGACAAGAAACAATAAGGTACCGGAATTAAGAATGACCATAAGAACACCTCCAAATGTGGAACATGATTTAATTGGTGGTATCGACAATAATGGGGGCATCAGAACCGGCCTGGACAGTGGGAAGCTGACCGTTCCATTTTCCATACATCTGCTGCTGGATCAGTTCCGGGGTGAGGGACTGGGAGATCAGACGGTTGGCATCGGCCTGAGCCTGGGCTTCGATCAGTTTGGCTTCGGCGTTGATCTGAGCGGTTTCTTTTTCCTGGTTGGCTTTCGTGATAGCGACTTCTTTTTCTTTTTCGGCATTGACATTGGCGGTCTGCTGCTCGATCTTTGCCAGCTCCAGATCCTGCTGAGCGTTGACCTTTTTCTGGACAGCAGCACGGGTTTCGTCATCGGGGTCGATATTGATCAGAGAAACGGATTCAATGATGATACCGTAAGGCTCGAACTTATCCTTGAGGTAGGCGGTGAGTTCCGAGTTGAGGGAAGCACGCTGGTCGCCAAGCAGATCAATGACAGAATACTTGGCCGTAACCTCTTTGGTCCAGGACATGATGTTGGGCTTGATAAAAACCTCTTTGACGTCTTTACCGGACTGACCCTTGAAACGGGTGAAGGTATCGGCGACCTGATCGGGATCAAAACGATAGGTAAAAGTTAAATCGACCGTGAGACCTTTGCCATCATTGGACGGGACTTCGAAGGATTCATCGCCTTTGGAATCACCGTCCGAACCGGAAGTGAGGTAAGACTGTTCGATGCCGATGGTGTAGGTAGTAACTTTTTGGGTGGGCTTGACAAGATGGAAGCCCTGAGTAAGGGTGGTTTCCGCCACGCCGCCGTTCATGTTGTAAATAACACCAACGTAACCAGCGGGAATGCGGACAGTACAGAACAGGGCGATAACGATACAGAAAATGATGACAAAGGCAGAGATAACTGCGCCAACGGTTTTGTTCATTGAAAAAACTCCTTATTTTTTGTTGGTGAACTGACGGAAGAAATTGAGAATTTTGGAACCAAATTCATCATAGTGCGGGGAAAGCCAAGCCCAAAAAAGGATGGCTGCGAGGATTATGAGAAGGACAAATGCGGCTGGAATGGAAACACCCCCTTTGAAAAGAGTAAAAAATAGAAAGCCCCGCAGAAAATGCGCTGCGATGCTTTATGGCTTTTTTGCTGAATAAGAGTTCAGTGAATGAAAATTCAGTGAATGAGGATTCAGTGAAGGAAGATTCAGGGAATGTTAATTTTGTGGTAGTGGCCGGAAAACGTATCGGTATCGGGGATAAAAACTTCATGCCGATAATCTGTAGGATAGTTGGCTTTGAGCCAGGCGCGTTTTTCTTCGATCTGCGACCAAATGGAAGTGCAATCATACAAAGAATACTGCTCTGCAAAGCGGAGAAAACGTGGGATAATATCGCCGGAAATAACTTCATCATAAAGCTTGGAATCAGGGGATGAGAGGTAAATATCTAATAAAGGACAAGACGAGATGGGGTGCTGATAAGAGATGTAAAGGAAATCGTCCTTAAACATGTGATTGGTGTGATAACAGGGCTGGTACCAAAGACCTTTAATGGAATTAGTACGGAGATAACCCCTGGTGCCATAGTAAGTGCCGGAAAGAAACCAGCCGGGAAGATCTCGATAGGTTAGTTTGGTAGGATATTTGCCCTGAGAGAAAAGGGTTTTGGATTCAGGGTCTTGCCAGTGCTGAAGACCGATGCGGCGGGTGGTATAAAGGTTGGCAGGAGTGGGACGGGATTTCATTTTGACAGCTCTCCTTAAACGGAAAATATAAGGAGTATCATTGGAAGCGCCGTTTAACAAATATGTATAAGCATTTAGAGCAACCGGGTCGACACCCCTAGACCGGTTTATAGCGTCAATTTGGCGAGCAATTTCATCCCAAGCTTCTCTCCAAGCTTCTCTATAACCCGTACCAGGACAATACGGGAGATTACGTTCAGCGGTATGATATTCGCCCGTTGAAATTGCTGGTGCGTGGTCTGGCATTCGTGTTCACATCCTTTATATATAAAATCAAATTAGTATCAAAAAGGTACCCAGCCAGCTAAGTATGCGATGAGTCGTTTTCTGGGACAATTTCTTGCTTCTGGATATAACCAGAAGTGTGCGCTTGGCACGTTTGCCTGATAAAATCAGTAGAAAGAGAGGTAAGCTGCTGCTGAGTATAGAGCAAGAGAGAGCACCTCCTGAATAGAATCAAAAAAAAAAATCCCGGCAAACGACAAGTTCGAGCCGCAGCGAGAACTGTAGGTTGACATCATCGTAGAAAATTTAATCTTCCGAGTATGACCGGGAAGCGGTATGCAAGGCAGGCCGCAAAGGCGGTGCCTGTAGGTACCAGGGACTTTGCCGGGAATATGAAACGCCGGGAGAGGCGAAACACCAAAGAAAAAAAATCATCCCACTGCGGTTGAATTGATTGGCTAGAATCAATGAACCCAGCCGACTTGGATAAGCGCTCGGATATGACCGGAGTGCGGTGCTGGAGCACGGTTGACCAGCGGGATGATTGGGTGGCAGGTTGGTTCTTGATCGGTGCTGCCATACCGAACGGTGGTTTTTATGTTATCACCGATAAACCATCAAAAAACGGTTTCAATCCCTTACGGCAAGTCCGTAAGGCTGGTACTCCCACCCTGACTTGAACAGGGATTGCGCACTAATCTGGTGCTAGGCGGGCTATAAGGCCGCTTCTCTGCCATTGAGATATGGGAGCATACTAAGGGGCTTCCCAGTGGAGCTTTCACACCACTTGAGCATTTTTCATTTCTGACTGAGGGATACCCCTACCCTCTCAGATCATCCGGGAGCGACCCGGCCACTGGCGGAGCAAGTGGGATTCGAACCCACGCGGCGGGATAAACCACCCTACGTCCTTAGCAGGGACGCCTCTTATACCAGCTTGAGTATTGCTCCGTGTGAAAGGGCATCCCACCCTTGAGGTACCAGTGACGTGCTTAGCCGTCTCGCCATATGTCGATAGGTACTTACCGCTGCTTACCACTCGCCGCAGCCCGGAGGACTTTCCCATCTTGCCACCAGTTGGAAAGGTGTTTGGAAGCCAACTGGAAGTTCCGCCGACGGTTTCATGCCGGGTGCTGCGTGTTAAGACTGCCGTAAAGACGGCTTTGAACCCGGCAAGGTGGACTGTTACCTGCCCGAAGGTGCAAACGGAATAGTTTTGAGGCAGTGTGCCGCTGCTCTGCCATTGCTTTAGCATCTGGGGGTTAGACCAGAATAAAGCGTCCAGCGAGTTTATTTCACCCACTGATTTGACGGAGAGATAGCCCTCCGCGTACCCCAGACTTGACCGGCGCTGGGAACCATGACGCCCCGGTGTGAACCGGAACGGTGGAGCCAGGTGGGGGAGTCAGACCCACAACCTGCCGCTTACAAAACGGCTGCTCTGCCATTGAGCTAACCTGGCATAGTAACAGAATAAATTCATGATGGAGACGACACCCCGAAATATGGTACATATATTTGTACTGGTGACGGGTACATGGATTCAAATTCAAACACCTGGATATGACCGAGGTGTGGAGCCGTTTGCTACCCGGTGCGGCCGCAGGTTGGCCGTGCCGGTGTGACGGGACTTGACGG